GGCAGGGAAAGGATTCATCGTGGCTGCTACAATTCCGTACATACATCAATCATATCCGGGCGTAAGATACCACCGTGACGGCGCGACACGGATGGTCCATTCTGAGAAGGAAGATCGCGCATTAGGGTCAGAGTGGGCAGATTCGCCTACGATCTGGAGTGCGGTATCGAAAGCTCCAGCAAAACCCAAAACGAACGCTAAACCACGACGCAAAGCGCGTCAGAAGGGCTAATCATGGCTGCTGCTCCGCTTGCTTCTCGCATTTTTGATGCGAATGGTGAAGTGTTGCTGCTCGATGTGCGTGGATTGGGCGGTGTCGCCCTCCAATTAAGCGGGACCTTCACCCTCACCGTCCAGTTTGAAGCCACCGTCGATGGACAAACATGGGTATCCTTGCGGATGTTGCCGAGTAATAGCACCTCCGCCGTGACGAATGCGACGGCTACCGGTGCGTGGTCAGCGAATGTGGCTGGCTTTAAGCTCCTGAGAGCGCGAGTGAGTGCGTATACCTCTGGCAGCGCCGATGTGACGTTCTTAGCCTCCTCAGCCTCAGGGCGTGTCGGGGCCAGTGGTGGAGACGCCGAAACCCTTGATGGCGAGGACGGCTCCTACTATCTCGACGTCGATAATATGACCGCTGGCACCCTCGCGGTAGCCCGTGGCGGGACCGGCGCAGCGACCCATACCTCTGGTTCGGTCTTACTTGGAGCCGGAACGGGCGCGATCACCAGTACCGCAACCCTTGTGGTGGCAAAAGGTGGCACAGGCGTTGGCACGCACACCTCCGGCAACTATCTGAAGGGCGCAGGCACTGGCAATGTGACCAGTGCGACCCCTGCGGCGACGTTTGCGGATGTTTCTCCGCTAACGACACGCGGAGATTTACTGGTCGGAACCAGTGGAACTGTGACCGGCGCACGACTCGCCAAAGGCAGTTCAGGAAATGTCCTAACGATGGCGGACGGCAATGATATCGGGTGGGCAGCCGCGTCTAGTGGTGGTGGTAAGATTGTTCAGGTCGTCTATGGGTCGACTGCTGCAGTAAAATCCTCCACCTCCTCTACTTTTGCTGATACGGATTTGACGGCCTCGATCACCCCCTCAGACGATGATAATAAAATCTTGGTGCTGGTGTCTCATAATGGTTGTGGCAAGGTGACCACCAATACTCGTCTACATACGAAACTCTTGCGCGATTCGACGCAGATAGCGGCCGAAAGCACGCAGGCATATACCGGCGATACGGGGACCATATATACCGGTAGTTCATCGTGGTGTGTGCTTGATGATCCCCAAACAGACAGCGAGATCGTCTACAAAACCCAATTTATGTCGCAGGACAATTCTGGCACGGTCTACGTAAGCCTAAACTCATCAACTAGTACTATCGTACTTTTAGAAGTGGATGTTTAATATGAGTTATCATTTATCAGAAATCATACGGTGGAAAGAACCCACAGCGCGGGTGGTGATTCATGGCTCCGGCGACGACGCGAAGATTGTTCGGTGGGAAGGACCCGGACGACAGCCGTCAGCCAGTAAATTGGCGCAATGGGCCACTGACTATCACGCGCAGGGCATTGAGCAGGAACAGGCGGCGCTGAACCAACTCAATAGCAGTGTGGCGGTTCAGGCGTTGATCGCGGAAGTCGCGTCCCAACTCGGCCTGAGTGAAGACGAGTTCCGTGGGGCGGTGAAAGACCGGGTGAAGTCGATCCTGCAAGGTGGATTATGAGTCTGGCCGCGCCGATTGCTGACCGCATCTTTGACGCCAATGGCGAAGTCCTGACGTTTGACGTCCGGGGCTTAGGGGCGGTGGGATTGCAACTCTCCGGCACCTTTACCCTGACGGTACAATTTGAAGCGTCGGTTGATGGGGAAACCTTTGTCGCCTTGAATATGCTCCCATCCAATAGTGCGACGGCAGCGTCCTCTGCGACGGCGGCAGGGGCGTGGAGAGCCAATGTCGCAGGGTATCGACTGGTGCAGGCGCGAGTGAGCGCCTATACATCAGGGAGTGCCAACGCAACATTTCTGGCCGCGAGTACCGGAGGCGCACACTAATGCCGAGTGCGAATGACCTTGCGACTCGTGCGTTACAATCTATCGGGGTCGCGGATGCGATTGATACCATCTCCAGTGAAGATGCCGCACTCGCGCTCAACGTCCTGAACGAGTGGATCGACCAGTTAGGGATTCAGCGCAATACCATTTACACGGTGAAGCGCCAGACACACACCTTGGCGAGTGGAACATCCAGCTATACGATTGGCAGCGGCGGGACGATTGATATGGCGCGTCCTGTGTGGATTGAAAGTGTCGGATTGATTCTCGATACGGGTGCGAGTACGCCGGTCGAGGTGCCACGACAACTCTTTAGCGATGGGGAGTATGCGGGAATTTCCCAAAAGACGCTCCAATCGGGGCTGATTCAGGGCATCTGGTTTGACCATGAGTGGACAGCGGGACTGGGGAATATTTCTGTCTGGCCGGTCCCAAATGTCGGCACGACACAACTGGTGCTGTATCTCCCCACACCCCTCACAGAGTTTGCTGACCTGAGTACCGCCTATACCTTTCCGCCGGGGTATGAACGGGCCATTCGGAGCAATCTGGCCGTCGAACTGGCTCCCTTTTATGGGATACCCGTCTCGCCGGACCTCCGCAACCAAGCATCGAGTTCGATGCTACGCATTAAGCGTGCGAATGTGCGGATACGCGAGGTGCCGATTGATCCGTCACTGACGCGACGAAGCCGGACGATGACGAATAGCCAATTTCGAGGAGGGTTGTTCTAATGCCGTCGTATCCCGGCTTCTGTGGTCCTGCGTATGAGTCACAAAGTCGTTTGGCGCGTCCGGAACGGTGCATGAATCTCTATCCAGAGCGCTTGGAGTTGGGAGGCGCAGAACAGGTCGTGTTATATCCCACTCCCGGCCTTGAAGATTTTTCAGAATCGACGTCGGGTCCGTGTCGTGGGTTATTTGCCCAAAACGGACGCTGTTTTACGATTATGGGGAACACCTTGTATGAGATGAACTCGGCTGGCACCTTTACCAGCTTAGGCACGGTGGCTGGAGGTAGTAATCCTGCGACCTTTTCGACGAATGGTGAAGGCGGCAACGAACTGTTTGTGACCTCTGGCAATGAAGGGTATATCTACAACCTTGGGACTGGAGTATTCTCGAATCCTGTCAGCGATGTCACGATGGGCGGCATGGTGGATGGCTTTTTTGTGGCGTTAGATCAGGCGACTTCGACGTTTAAGATTTCCGAGTTACTGGATGGCACGACATGGGATGTGACACAGTATCTCCAGCGTAGTTCGGCACCTGACGCATGGCAGGCCATGTTAGTCAAGAATCCAGCTGTCTTTCTCTTTGGTAGTGAGACGACGGAGCCAATTTATAATGCGGGATCGGCTCCCTTCCCATTTGCCCCAGTACCGAACATGGTGATTCCGTATGGGATTGCCGCACCGTTTTCCGCGCAATGGCTTGGGAATACCGTCTTGTGGTTGACGCGCACCTCGAATGGTGATCGTCAAGTGATGATGTTGCAGGGCTATAATGCAGATCGGGTTAGCACCTATGCAGTTGAATATGCGTGGTCGCAGTATGAGGATGTGTCAGATGCCGTGGCCTTTACCTATCAGGATCAGGGCCATGAGTTTTATGAGTTGAATTTTCCATCGGCTAATGCGACATGGGTCTACGATTTAACAATGGGGATGTGGCATGAACGTGGACGGTGGGATGCTGATGCGATGGAGTATAAGGTGTGGGGACCGCAGTATCATTGCTTGGCATTTGGTAAGCATTTAGTGGGTGATCCCTGTAATGGCATTATTTACAATATGAGCGTGGATGTCTTTACGGATGTCGATGGCAACGGATTGCGTCGGCAGCGGATTCCTCCGGCGTTAAAGAGTGAACAACGGCGCGTGTTTCTCGAACGCTTCCAGCTTCATGTGGATGTTGGCATTGGTCTTCAGGGGGCTACGCGCAATGCGGCTTCACCTCCTGTCGTAACGTCATCGGATCAGGGCTATGATCCACAGATTATGCTCCAACTCAGTCGAGATGGGGGTATTACATGGGGATCAGAACGGTGGCGGAGTGCTGGAAAAATGGGCGAGTATCTTCATCGCGCTCAATGGTGGCGCTGTGGGAGTGGACGCAATATCATTCCCTCAGTCACGATGACTGATCCAGTACCGTGGAGAGTTTTGGATGCGTATATAAATGTTGTAGGTGGGGCGCATTAGTGGCAGCAATATCGCCAATTCCGGCGGATACGGCTCTCGCGTTATCCACAGGAGTGATTGTTGACGCATGGTATCAATACTTTTTACAGGCGCGGGATCGGCTCAATGCCAATCCGCATATTCTTGGCACAGTATTCGATTTGGTAACAGGGCAAAGCGCCGCGATTGGGACGACCTCGATTCCCTTACCAACTCTCGGAATCGGACTCTATCGCGTTTCGACATATGCACGGATTACGCAAGCGGCCTCTACTTCGAGCAGCCTGACCGTCACCCTTGGGTGGACGGATGGGACGGTGGCCTGCACATACAGTGGCGCGGCGATGACGGGGAATACGACGGCGACCATGCAGAGTGGGAGCCTGATGATACGGAATGATAACTTGAGTCCCTTAACATATAGCACGGCGTATGCGTCGTCTGGTGGTACAGTAATGCAGTATCGACTGGATATTGCGGTGGAGCAGATTCCGACATAAAGGATAATACGATGGCAGATCCAAGAGGTTCAAGCCGGTTTCGACCGGCGGAG